GTCGCGAAGGTCCTGCAGAGGGTTGTATCGTGGGTCGGAGGGGTCATCCTCATCACCACTAGTATTTTGTTTTAGGGGCTTTGTAAAAGCCCACTGCCACAACTTCTTAGCAGTGATACAAGTTGTTACAGCCACGCCAATAGCGGCGATGATTGTAATGACCTTGTTGTCCATGGCAAAGGACAGGATTCCCTTCCTCTTATACTCCTCAACACTATCCTTCAGCCTTTCGAGGCTGAACCACGTGAACCAGGTTTGGCGATTCTCGTGGTGACTGATGTAATGGTTGAGGGCAATATAAGAGGAGATATCATTCTCCAGAGCTGGGATCAGCATGGGTTGCTCAGAGAAATAGTTCTTGAGCGCCACGTCCCGTGGGATAGCCACGGTGTTGGTGATGTTGGTGATTATGAACTCCTCAGGGGTCGCAATCACGCTGATGTCCGTGTTGTAGGGAAGGTGCAATGTCCTGCCATTGACGACAAAAGTTTTGTCGCCGACAGTAAAATGCATCCTGATCCCAGGAATCCTACGCTCAAAGAAGTTGGCAAGGACTGTGGCATTGTGCTCCATGTGGTTCGCAGTGGTGACGTTGATAGCGGTCAGCAGATCTGTGGGTCTTTCCATGGCGCGTGCAAAGTTGGCCAGGCGTGGGCTGATATGAATCTTACCCTTGGCCCAGGCCGACGTTGCTGCCGCCTTGCTTCCCAGGTAGGTGTGCATCTCTTCGATGGTCTTGAAGACACCACGGAAGTCCCAGTTGTCGGATGGTCCGGTGTATGGCAGCTGAGTCTTGATGACTCCTCCCAAGGAGATAAGGTAGTTATTGTACTCCTTGAGGAGGTACTCGTTGATGTCTCCATTGGTAAATTCTCCGCAGCTCGCAAGACCTGAAGAGTTCTTATCAATGGTGTATTGGAAGGGCATAGCAAGGCTCTTCACTGTGCCATCGGGCCCCTTGTAGGTAGTAGGGTGGTTGATACCCAGTCTGCGGACAATGCCGCTAGGAGCATCAGAGATCACATGCACTGACTTGTTCCACATTCCTGTGGGTTTCAGTACAGTGTTGGTAACGATGACGATAACAGACTTCTCATGGGTAGTGTTGATCCAGGAGAGGTAGCTCTTATGCTCCTGCTGGGGAAGGGTATCATCCACTATGTAAATAGCGGGGGCCTTCACGGAGGGCTCATCAAACGAGTAGATGTAGC